GACCAGATCATCATGATCCACCGCCCCTACATGTACAAGCCCGACAAGCACGACCCCACGGAAGCGCAGTGGATCATCGGCAAAAACCGCTTCGGACGGCTGGGGCGTATTCAATTCCGCTGGACCGCGGAACTCACAAAATACGAGGAAGAACAGAATTATCCCGTCACCAACAAATGAGACCCCCCAAACCATCCCTGCGAAAAAACAAGCCGACGCGGCGAGGAAAGCCCGGATCCTACAAACTGCGCTTAACGCTTCTGGTGGATCCCAGAAAGAAAGGCAAACTTGTCGAGCTGGGACTTGGTACTAACGACAGACAGGAAGCCGAAGAACGCGCCAACAGCATTATCAATGCTCTGGAATCCGCCGGACTCTACCGTCTTCCCGCCGTCCGCATTCTGGAACATCACGTAGCCCAATTTGGCAAGATTGAACCTCCCCCCTTTGAACATCCAGAATTGCCTCTATGGTAACACCCCTGGAAAAATTCCTGGCAAAACATCCCACACCCTCCGGCATGGATTCAAAGGAATGGGCTGCTCTGAACGCTGCCATGAAGGAAAACAAGTTTTTCTCTTCCAAGGTGGAGAATATCAGATTGCTGGAACGGCTGCACAGGTTGATTAAGAATTATCTGACAGGAGAAAAGGAGACTTTACCCAATGGGGAAACGGTTATCAAGGTAGGAAGCGCCGCGGACTTTTCCAACCAGGCACTTCAATGGCTCCAAACCGAGGGGCTTGTTCCACCGGACGCCGAAGGCCCGAAGTATCACAACGATATTAAAAACATCGGTGCTCTGGCCCGTCTGAAGCTCATTTTCAAGACCAACGTCCGGCAAAGCATTGGGGCTGCTCAATGGGAGGCATCCATGAAACCAGCCAATCTCAAAGCATGGCCTGCTTTCCGGTTCATCCGCTTTCCGGGAGCCAAGACAAAGCGGCTTGTTCATGTCGTCAACGAAGATGCTGTCCGGCTTAAAACCGACTTTACTTTTTGGGCAGACGAAATGAACGCCGCCAGCCTCGGGGGCTTTGAGGTCCCCTGGCCGCCGTTCGGCTTCAACTCCTACATGGATCAGGAGCCTGTTTCCCGGGAAGAATGCGAACGGCTGGGACTACTCAAACCCGGGGAGCCGTTGAAGCGTCCAAGGGGTGCGGAGCGCTTCGGGATTGACCTGATTGAACGGTACGGGTACGGCAAGAAGGCCAGTACGGCGAAGTTGCCGGAGGAACTGAAGGCCAAATTGAAAAAGGTCTATGAAGACCGCTGGGGAGTCAAACAGGACAAATCTGATGAGGTTGTCTTTCCCTCACAGGAAGTGGCGAAAAAGGCCAGGGAAACGGCGGAGAAAGTCATCAAGGTTCCCTCTGCTCCCATTCCTGCGCCAGTCTCAGCCGTCACGCACACGGTCAGCCTGGGAGATGTCCCCAAGGTGAAGATGCCTGCCCCGTTGACGGATAAGGAAGCTGATGACCTTTTGCGAAGCGTTACCGGGGAAGTGTGGGCAAAGGCATCCAGACTGGAAAAGAACGCTTTGTTTTCCTACACCGGAAATGGATATGCCCGCATCAACAACGATTTGAGGAAGGGGAAGTCCAACGCCAAGGCGAAACAGATCGCCAAAGTCATTGACAGATGCAAAGTGCCTCAAGACATGGTTGTTTTCCGTGGCTGTGGGGTTTACAAGGAATTGAAAGACGCTTTGAACTGGAAAGGAGAAGAAATAACAGACGAGCTGGTTGATATGCTCAATCTCTCCGTAGTGGGAAACCCTCTCAAAGACGAAGGTTTCATGTCTGCTGCCGTAGCGGAGGGGAAAGGATTCATGAACCGTCCCGTGTTGTTCAGAATTCTCCTGAAGAAGAAAACCCGTGCCATTTATGCAGAGCCCTTTTCCAGATTCGGGGCAGGGGCCGGTAAGGACTGGGACGGCCTTAGCCCGCAAACCTATTTTAGCAGTGAAGATGAAATCATCATCCAGAAGGGAGGAACCCTCAAATTTCTCCAATTCCATAATCAGAACGGGAAATTGATCATTGACTGTGAATTGATACAATAATGATATGAAAGAAGAAACATCACCAGCGCACAAGAGAATTTGGGAGTCTGATTTCAAAGGATGCAAAACATCCCACCCTCTCCTGATGAAATGCCTTTTGTGCTCCAAGAAGAAGCTCAACCCGGGTAGTATGGAATGTAGCGCTTATGAGCGTAAACCTGATAGTATCCTCTACGATAACGCGGACTGCCCCAGCTTTGAACGCTGTATTGACGCGGAAGGGCTGCGCTGGATTGAAGGATATGTGAAACTCTCCGGAAAGGCGTACGTTCCCCGCCAGGACGATATACCTCCGGCAGGGTGGGAAAAAATCAACAAGGAGTATGCGAAATGAAGAAAGAGAGGACCGGGAAGAAGGGAAATGTTTCCAGGTATAGCGCTGCCCTCTCTGAACGCATTTGCGGTCATATACGTTGCGGGGATAGTCTGAGGAAGGCTGCCGAAAAGGAAGGCATTCCCCATCCCACGGTGATGAATTGGGCCAGAGAGAACGCGGATTTTGCAAACCAATACGCGCGCGCGTGCGAGGAACGGCTTGCCGCCCTAGAAGACAAGTTGCTTGACCTTGTGGAGAAAGGGCATGAAGTGGCCCCACGTGCCGAAATAGGGGGAACCATGTTGCAGGCGGTCAAGTTGGAAATAGACACACTCAAATGGATGCTTGCCAAGCTGATGCCGAAGAAGTACGGAGACCGTGCGGCGTTGGCTCTGGAAGGTGGAGAAAAAAACGTAGAGGTGACCCATAAACTTCCAGCAGAAGCAATCGTTCCGTTAGTGACAGCCTTGAGAGAAATATGGTCCGAAGAGGAAGAAAGCTAGGGGCTCCGGTCAGGCCGGAAGACTCTCCCGTCATCTTTGCCGCCCTGATTCTGGGGGAAACAGGGCTGTACAAATGGCAGATGCGGGCCCTTGAAAGGGCTGCCCGGGGAAAGCGGGTTGCCCTGCGCGCTGCTAATGGTTCCGGCAAGACGGACAAGGTAATTGGTATCCTTGCCCTATGGTTTCTCTGGCGCTACCCCCGTGGGCGTATGCCTATTACGTCCGGCTCATGGCGCCAGGTAAAAAACCAGCTCTGGCCTGCCCTGGAACGGCACCGGAACAACCCATCCCTTGCGGGCTGGAAATGGCTCAAGAATTGCCGCGTGGAAACGCCGGAAGGGGGATTCATCGAAGGCTTTTCCACCAACCACGCCGGGAAGGCGGAAGGCTGGCACGGGCGTGTGACGGACGAATTCAAGGATGAGCGGAAGGAACAGGATGAGGAAGACCCCCGCAGCGAGAAGAAAGCCCGTCTGTTTGACGTTGACGAGTTTACCGGAGATGATCCTTCCTCCCCCGTGTTTTTCGTGGTGGACGAGGCAAAGACGGTTCCAGATGAAATCTTTGACGCCATTGAACGATGTACGCTTCAATTCTGCATCTACCTTTCATCCCCAGGCAAGCCGGAAGGGCAATTTTATCGCTGTTTCCACGAGGAAAAAGACCTCTTCTGTCCGATGGTGGTAACGGCCTTTGATTGCCCCCATATCTCCCAGGAGCGCATTGACCGCATTCTGGCCCGTGTGGGGGGTAATGAGGATGATTCCTATTTCCGTTCCGTCGTGCTGGCGGAATTCACGCTGGAAGGAGATTTGTACATCATTGACCCTGGAAAACTGGAATGGGGTCAGCGGCAGCCCTACGAGCCGCGCAGGGGGCGCCCCGTGGCCTTCCTGGACATTGCCGCGGGCGGGGATGAAACAGTCCTTGCCATCTGCGACGGAAACGAAGCCTGGATTGAATACGCGGAACGACAGCGGGACACGGTGCAGAGTGTCCGCAAGTGCATTGCCACCCTCAAGGGGCTGGGCATTGCGGATTGTGATTTGTGGGTGGACGCTCCGGGCATGGGCCTGGCTGTCATCAGCGATTTTAATGAATCAGGTTGGTATCCGAATGAGTTCTTTGGGAACAACCCTCCGGAAGACCGCGACCGCTACATCAATCTCTCGGCGGAATGCTGGAATGACGCCGGACTGGAACTCATGACCGGGCGAGTGCATATCAGGTCCAGGCGGCCGGACAAGACGCTTTTCGTGCAGTTGACTACCCGGAAGAAAGAATATGCGGACGATTCCAGGCTCAGGAACGAGAAGAAGGAGAAAATGAAGGCTCGCAACCTGTCTTCTCCTGATCGCGCGGACGCCTTGCTGGGGGCTATATGGGCTTCCTTTCGTGGATCTTCCGGAGTTTGGACAGGAGAGGGCAACAGGCCTATTGTGGGCAAGAGTCAGCACGCCGTCAAACATACGGGGAAATTTTATCCCATTTAGGACTGTTCGTAGCCCATTTTGACATTGTTGTACCCTCCCTCACGTTGGGGCGATAATGCGTGCATGAGGCAAGCCGCCAACTACAACGTACACGCCACGGAATCCCTGCCGCAGTCTCTTGCGCTGCATTTTATTTCTCCATCCGGTGAGGATATGGACATCAGCGGCATGACGCTACGCGGAGCGGTAGTACAGGATGGGGTGATCATGCTGGACTGTGCCGTTACGGGGGCGAGTACGGCATTGGTGATATGGCCGAGGCTGGCCGCCGGATGCGGCGCTTATGATATTTTTCTGACCGACGCATCGGGCAAAGAATACCCCTTGTTGAAGGGAGCCGTGCATGTAGTGTCTCGCGTTACGCCTCCGGATGGAACGGAAGATGCCGCGGCCGTAGCTGGTGCACTTGATGTCTCCATCCCCGAAACGGAAGACGGCTCCGTGACCATTGTGGAAAACCCGTCCATTGTGGTCGAGGAACTTGTACGACAAGCCGAAGCGGCCCGGGATGAAGCAAAGCAGCTTGTGGAAACGCTGGAAGACCAGGTGGAAAGCGGGGAATTGGTCAATGAGGCTGTAGCAAATAAATTGCCCGCCGCGCTCAAGGATGCGGGAGTGGAATTGGAAGCCGTGACCGGGCAATCCACCTTGTCCAGCGGAGACGCCGCCGACACCTGGACCATCGTGGGAGGCTATGCGATGACGTGGGGAGACGAGATACTGGCCGGGCATCTGCCCGACAGCTGCCGCCTGACGAGTATTTCAACCGTGTATTTTTTCACCGACCCCGCCCTGAATCAGTATTGCCTGCGGATTTGGCGGCTGACGGACGGAGCTTACAGCCTGATTGGCACCTCCGCCTATGTGTCCAACCTGTCCAGCGGCCAGACGGCCACGTGGGTATTTACGCCGGGCGTTATATTGCAGCGAGGAGACAAAATCATCATCCAGGTGTGCGAGGGGACGGAGATGACGCCCTACGCGCTGGGCATGCACGCTGTCCTGACCCCTTCCGTCCCTGGGCGCGGTCTGGTGACGGAGGTGGCCAACCCGCCCACGGTGAATGGCACGATGGCCCCGCTGATGACCGTGGTGGTGGACTATGACGACGGCATCACCCTGGGAGGAATGGAGCTGGCTACCGCGCGACAACTGGACAGCCTGGGGCGGGATGTGCGCCAATCTTCCGCGACCGCCGAGGCTGCGGCGCGGACGGCTGGCCAGTCCGCCGCTGCCGCGTCCATGGCTGCCAATAATGCGGCCAACTCCGCGACGGCTGCCCAGCAGGCCCTTGAGGCCATGCCGCAGGTGGATGCATCCGGCAACATGACGCTGGACGGCAATATCACCGCGGCGGGAGGCACGTTTGACGGGGCTATAAACGCCAACGGCGGCATCAATATCCCGCTTGCCGTGGGGGCGCCGACGGATACGTCAGCGGTCAACCGCCTGTATGCTGCGGGCATGGCCAGCGTGACGTGCATCCTGACCTCTAATGCTTTCCTCAATACGGATGCCATTACCGCGTCAGGATCTTCAACGGTTACTAAAACAGTCCCCTATCATTTGGCTGGCATTAAGATCCCCAAGGGTACTCATTCGACCATTCAGGCGAAATTTGAGGTGAGCAATCCTCAATGGAATTATTCCAGTTTCGCCGGGTTCTCTTTCCTTTGGCGCGCTACCAATGCCGCAAAGTTGTCTTTTGGTATCGGCCGCGGCACGAAGACGGTTCGTCCCGACCTTTCCATAGATTCTTACAGTATTATCCCGGCAAACGGTTTGGCTTATAATCAAGGCGAAATTCTGGATATTACTTTTGATAACGTGAGAAATACGGACCGCAACGGTTATACGGTGCGGGTGCGTGAGATTT